ATCAAAGGTTACACACGCGAACTGTTTGACAAGATAGATGCCAAGTTGAGGGAGAAGAATTCATGAAAGGCTTTGGTTTAGCCCCAATTAAAATGGAGGGCGGTATTGCTGATCCCGATGCGTTCACATGGGAATGCTATTGCGAAGACTGTAGAGTTAAGTATCAAAAATGGAAAGAGGCGTTCGACACTCAACAAAAAGAACACAAGGAATTGAGGGAGAAAAACAGTGGATAAAGACGAAGCACTGAAGCTTGCATTGGAAGCGTTGCAGTGGAACTGGGGAGGAGAGCCTCTACCAACATTGGAGCTACAAGCAATCAATGCAATTAAAGAAGCCTTGGCACAGCCGGATCAAGAATCTGATGACCTTACCATTGCTTACATGAGTGGATTTCATGACGGTAAAAACAAATATGCACCACAGCCGGAGCAAGAGCCGGTGGCGTGTCCATTTCCTTGCGGATGGAAACGATTGTTTGAAATTATTGTTGCCGATGGCGCATTTTTGGCGAGAAGCCTTGAAGAAGGCGAGGCAATAACAGAACATCAGCGAGAAGTGGTGATGCATGTGATTGGCTATGCAAAAGATATGGCGTTACATGGGATGGAAACCACCCCACCACAACGCAAGCCGCTGCCACCACAATCGCCCTGCGAGATGACGCAAGCCGAAGGCAAGATGTTCAAACTCGGATGGCTCGAATGCGAAGCCGCCCACGGTATCAAGGGGGAATGATGCTAGTCCAACTAATCAAACCTGACCCAGTGCTGCTGGAGGACCCTGTGCGTCCGGGAATTTGGCCGGAGGAGCGGTTGGCACTTTGCACACGGGGTGTGTGGATGTGGATCGAAGACAAGCAGCTGGCAGCGATTCTGTGCGTAGCGTTCAAAGACACGATACCCACCACCGAAGCTGAACTGCTGGCTGACCCGACGAAAGTCACATTTGACAACGCCGTCTTGTACAGCATTTGGTCATACAAAAAAGGTGCGGGCAGCACACTGGTGCGTGAGTATCTTGAAATGACTCGGTTTGAAGGATCGCCCATCAAGCGCATCGTCACCATGAGTCCGAAGACGGAGATGGCGAGAAACTTCCATTACAAGAACGGAGCGCGTTTATTGCAAGCGAATGAGGAGACGGTGAACTATGAATACTAAACGAATTAAAGAACTTGCTATACAGGCTCAACTAACAGGTGGAGTTCGGGCTGTGCCCGATTTCATAGTGGAAAAATTTACCAAGTTGATTGTGAAGGAATGTATAGAGCAGATAAGAGGAGAATACCTACCCGTGATGGAATCAAAAGAAATGATGAACATCCCTCATTGGGAGGGGTACACACAATGCGGCGTCGATAGTGTGATTGCAATTAGAGAACATTTCGGAATTGAAAATGAATACTGAACGAATTCGTGAACTGGCTGAACAGGCTGGTATATCTTTGAGTCAGAAAGACTACAGTTATTACTGGGTAGAATCAGCAGAAGATATAGAAAAGTTCGCCGAGTTGATTGCCGCAGAGGAACGCGAGGCGTGTGCAAAGATGTGTGAAGAACATCCCGATGGATTAAATATGCTTGGTGGTGCATTTGTGACTTGCGCCGCCGCTATCCGAGCAAGGGGGAATGAATGAGGCACGAAAACATTAACTGGGGAAGGCGGTATGTAGAAGTCGGTCAACCGGTAGCAGTGTACCCGTTTGAACATCGTGGCAAACCTTTTGTTGGAATTGTTGAAAAGGTAAAAAAAAACCAGTTTGGAAGGGTGTCTTATGTAGTAAACGGGATGAATGTTATTACAGAGGAATTATTCCCGTCTAAAAAGCAACAGAAATTAAAAGTGCCTTACTTCAAGCCAAGGAGTAAGAAATTAGTAGGGCAGGTTATCCGAGCAAGGGGGAATGATGCGGTGGATATCAAATAGATATCTCAGAAATGAGATACGGTTGAGGTACGTCAAGCAAGCATATTGTCGAGGGTTTCAAATGGGGGTGGCTGCAACGGCCACCGTTTTTTCTGTAGTGATTGTTTTGGGATGGGTATTGTTATGAGCATCAAAGATTACGGCGAGAGCATCATCAAGATTCAAAAGTTGCAGCGCGAGGCCCACGATGCGTTAGTCGCGCGTGATTGGGCACGGGCGTGTGACTTGGCAGATGAGATTGTCCTCGCTGCGCGGTCCATCAAGATGTATTGCTTGAGCGAAATGGAGGCAGCATGACACAGCAGCTGAAGAAGTTCGTCGCCGCGCAGTGGTTGGAGCAGCAGGCGAATGCGTTGCCAAAGGAAAAGGCACGTGAGAAGTGGCAGCTGGAGTTTGCGGTTGCGCTGTTGCGGGAAGAAGAGGCTGATCCGTTGGCGGACCTGAAGGAGAAGTACGCCCAGCAGGGCCTGCTGTTGCGCTTTGATGAAGCGGGTGTGGCGCACATTGGACCGAAGGACCCGGGCCATGAGTAAAGCCAATGAGGTACAGGTAGGCGGCACGCATTACAAGAACAAGGCCATCCAGCCATGGGACTACATCGCTTCCAACAATCTGGGGTACCTTGAAGGCAACGTCGTCAAGTACGTCTCCCGCTGGAAGGACAAGGGTGGGTTGGTTGATTTGGACAAGGCCATGCACAACTTGCAAAAGCTGATTGAGGTGGAAACGGACAAGGCAGTTCAAAAGGAAGCCGATCGCCTTGTTGGGTTTGTTGAGAAGATGGCCGAGGGCAGGCCGAAGAAAAAACAAAAAGGAAAATGAATATGGCAGGCAAACGTAAGGGTATCAACCTTAAAATTTACAAGCTGTTAAAGCAGTCTCCGGCCATGCCCCGGGCGGTGGTATTGAGCAAGCTGGGGCTGGGCGAAGAGCACACAGTATCGGTGTATCGCATCCGCATGGAAGTGCAAAAGGAAATCCGCAAGCAACTGGGGCGTCTGAAACAGCCGATCTCGGAAACGATGCAGCGCCAACGGGAGCTTGAGATACGATTCAAGGAAGCTGCCGAAGAAGCTGCCGCGCGCGAGCGGGAGAAGACCGCGAAGAAGTTGCGTCACGCAATCGAAGTGGGCAATGCAGAAGAGGTGCGCAGCTACATCGACGTGTTGATCGCGGAACTGTCCAACAGCGACAGCAGCAAGGACGTGCTGAAAAAGGTCTTCGCGCTGTTTCAGGAGGACCTTGTGCACATGCGGCAGGCCTACGACATGTTGTCCCGGCACCACGATACATGCCTGTTGCAGATCGCGGACCTTCAGCGGCAGACCGACATTGCGTTTGGCTGGAAGTATCTCTGGAAGTGGCTCATGTACCGCATTCGGCCACGCAAGAACACGGGCTGGTAACGCTACGCCGCTTCACCCCAGCTGGGTCCGATTTCAACATCCACCCGGCTGGGCACCTCGAGTTGTACTGCGCTGGCCATGATCCGCGCAGCTTCAACCGCCTCTTCCCTGTTGTTGACCGATAGCGCCACCTCGTCGTGCACTTGCAGCGCGCAGGTGAACCCGGCCTCTGCCAGCGCCACCATGGCCGCCTTGGTCTGGTCTGCGGCACTACCCTGAATCAAACGATTGAGGCCCTTGTAGGTCCCAGCGCGCTTGATCCGATGTCCATACTCAATGATGGCCTGTTCGCGCGGCAGCGCCTTGTGTACGCCCCACTGCGTGGGTTCCCACAGGGGAAATCGGCAGCGGCGGCCAAGCAGGGTGCGGATCGCGCCGCCCGATGCGGCGTGCTCGATGCGGCGCATGACGGCTTCGATCGTACCCTTGAGGAACGGGACCTTGGTGTGGAAGGTGCTGATCAGGTCCTCGGCTTCGCTGGCGGAGACGCCCAGCTCCCCGGCCAGCTTGGCTTTGCCCATGCCGTAGGTCAGGCCCAGACCGATGGTTTTGGCGGGTTTGCGGGCAATCCCGGCCATGTCGGCCACCATCTGGTGGAAGTCGGTGTTCGGGTCGTTGCGGTAGGCGTCCACCATCTTGTCGACACCGGGCAGTTCCAAGAGGCTTGCATAGTGCACCAGCAGGCGCGGCTCTTGGGAGGAGAAGTCGTTGGAGGCCCACAGTTGGCCTTCCTCTGGCAGGAACAGGCCGCGCACCATGGGTCCGATGATCTCGTGCCGGGCCGGAACCTGCTGCAGGTTGGGGTTGGCCATGGACAGGCGGCCGGTGACCGTGCCGCCATCGTCCGATCGCAGCTGGTTGACGTGCGGATGGATGCGCCCGGTCTTCTCGGAGAAGTTCAGGTACGGCTGCAGGAACGTGCTGTGCGTCTTGTTGGTCTCGCGCGCCTCGATGATGAGCTTGGCCACGGGATGTTCGCAGTTGTCGAGGAAGTTCTTGGTGAAGCTGGGCAGGCCGTTGGTGGTCTTGCTGTACGGGATGGACAGGCCGTCAAAGGCGGTGGCAATCGATTGCGCCGCCCAGATGTCCACCGACTTGCCGCAAAGCTTGCGCAGCTCGGCGTGGATTTCCTTTTCCCGTTTCTGCAGCTGGTCGATCAGGCGCTCGGCCCGCGCTCGGTCAAACCTGATGCCCCGGCGGGTCATCTCGAACAGGACGGGGAAGGTCTTGGTCTCCAGATCGAAGATGGATTCCACCTCTTCGCGCCGCATCAGGCCCTTGAAGTGCTGCCAGAGCTTGAGCGTCAGCGCAGCGTCCTGCTCGGCGTAGTCGCCCACGTACATGGCCGGGAGCTTCCAGAGCTCTTTCTTGGGGTGCACGCCGAAGTCCCCGGCGGCTTGTTTGAGGCCCTGCTCGGACTTGATCTCCTGCAGGTAGTCAAAGCCAAGGCTGTTCAGGCTGTAGGAGAAGCGGTTCTCGTCCAGCAGCGGCGCGGCGATCATGGTGTCCACGATCCGGCCGTTGACCTTGAAGCCGGTGGCCGTGAGCCAGCCCAGATCGTAGGCGGCGTTGTGCATCACCTTGTCGGCGGGCAAAAGCATGACATCCTTGATCCACCGCTCTACGCGGGCCTTGTCAAGGTTGCCCCCACCTTGGTGGGCAACGGGATAGTACCCTTTCCAGCCGTCCACGGCGATGGCGTAGCCGACGATGAAGCCGTCGTTGCGCGGCCAGCCCGGTCCGAAGGATTCCATGTGTGGGTCACACGTTTCCAAGTCGATGGCAATCTCTTTGGCGGTGGACAGGTTGGGGAAGGTCTCGGGGGCAACCCACTCGCAGGGGGTGGGGAACATCGGCATGGTGCTCACAGTCTGAATCCTTTGTCGGTGGATTTGGGTAGCACGAGGTGCAGCCCTTCTTTGGCTCGCGTGACACCTACGTAAAATAAGCGGTGAATGTTGTCGGAATTCACCGCATATTCAGCGGCGAATTTTGGGGAGAGGTCCATGAGCAGCAGGACGTGGTCAGCTTCCCCGCCCTTTGCGCCATGGATGGTGGAAAGACGGATGCGGCTGGACTCGGAGACCTTGCCGCCCCGGCGCAGTACGGAGATCAGGTACTGGCGCTTGTCATCGGCGATCTTGGTCAGCACTTGGTGCCAGATCATGTTGGTGTTCAGGCCGTGGTCCTTGGTCAGCGCTTCGATGTCGTAGAGCTCGGCATCGATGCCGTTCTTGAAGGTCCGATGGCCGCGTTCCACGCAGGTCGAATCCATGTACCGGTACACGCCGCGCACGGCGGCTCCGGAGATGGGCTGGCCCTTGCGCAGGCGTTCCCAGTCAATCACGGCATGCAGCAGCTGCGGGGAGATGCTGGGCACACCCGAGCGCTCGAACAGCACGCCCATGGATCGCAGCCACTCATGCACGGGGTTGAGCAGGTAGTTGGTGGTGGCGAGGATCAGCCATTCTTGGTCGTTCAGGAGCACGTCCTCAAAGCGCCGGTACAGCTTGACGGAACCCTCAAATTCTCTGGGCTGCCATGTCTTGGGTTGGCGCTGGCGGATGCGGTGCACGATCGTGTTCGCAAGCGTGTGAACCTTGGACGGAACCCGGTAGGACTTGTCCAGCACCGTGATCGATCCTTGGGCGGACAGGAAGCTTTGCACGTCTGCCCCGGCCCAGATAAACACCGCTTGGTCGTCGTCGCCTGCGATGTAGGTCCGCGCTGCGCGTTTGATGAGCGCATCCACCAGATTCCACTGCAGCCGTGAGAGGTCCTGTGCCTCGTCGATGATGAGCACATCAAGGCGCGGCAGGGTTTGGGGTTGTTCGATCACCATCTCCAGCAGGTCGGTGAAGTCAAACAGGCCTTGGTCGCGCTTGTAGTGCCGGTAGGTGCGCTCGACAAACTCGAAGTGATGCCATTCGATGGCCATTTTGCTTTGGTTGTAGTGCGTGCGCAGGTCCACGCCCCGGATGCGGGCGAGGTTCACTTCGTTCAGCACCGGATGGTCGGCGCGCACCATGTCCTCTTCGTTCACCACCGAGAGCTCGATCCCGGCTTGGGCGGCAAATTCCTTGTAGTGCTCGGCCTGCATGATCTGTTCTGTCTTCATCGACAGGCAGTAGAACGCAAGGCTGTGCAACGTGCGAAAGAACGGGAAGTCGGTGCGTGCGTTGAGATCGGGGAACTTCTTGATCGCACGATCGCGCGCCTCGTTGGCCGCTTTGCGTGTGAAGGAGAAGTAGCCGATCTTGGTCGAGCGCGTGCCCGCGCTCAGTTCGCGATCAACAACATTGAGCAGGTAGGTGGTCTTGCCGCTGCCCGGTGGGCCGAAGACCTTGTGGACCTCACTCATCAAGCCGCCATTCATCCTCTCGCCAGACGATGATGGGCGTGTCCTCTCCCATGTAGGCATCCTCGATGTTGAAGGCGATGTACTCGCGTGCTTCTTCACTGTCCATGCCATCACGCAGCATCAAGATGCTGCGCATCTCCTCGCCGTCGTAGACCAGAAGGTCGACGCGCTGATTGCCTTTCCACACCAGTGCCGGGCCAATGATTGCGTCGTCAAATCCGTCAATTTTTAGCATCAGAAGGGTGCTCCACCTTGTCGTCGGGTTTCGGTTTCAAACGGTGCGTCTTGCTTGGCAAAGCGTGGGATGCGCCAGCAGCGTACGGTGCGGCCTTTGAGGAACAGCGATATCGGTTCACCGCCAAGGTCCCTGATCCGCGCTGCGATTTTCGGTGCGGTCAGTCCGATGAAGTTGTTGCGCTTGAGGTGCGATTCTAAGTCCTTCATCCGGAAATAGGTCTTGGATTCTTCATCATCCGTCCAAGGACGTCCCATGATGATCTCATCGCGGTCCATGGCTTGTTGCATGTGGGTGGTGAATTCCTCCAGCAGGTCCATGAAGCGCCCGGTCAGGCTGGTGTCCTCACTGGCCTCCGATATCTGTTCGGTCTCCACCATCTCTTTCAAGAGCGCATTGAGCATGTTCTCCCAGTCGGTCTTGCGAAGGGAGGGGGGCAGCACGTTCAGTTTCTCGACGCAGGCTTTCTGGAATGCGGCCTGTGTGAAGAGGCTCTCTGTCTCAAGCTCAATACGACGTCCATTTACATCCAAAAACCACAGCGGTGGTTCGGATGCGTACTTGGACAGGGATGCGATCTGTGGTGCATCAGGACCATTGGCACCGATGCCGAACTTGCGCGTGCGGCACAGACCGCTGTTGCAAAAGCTGTTCAGTGGTGCGTCCTTGCACTTGTACTTGTAGTCTTTCTTGTGCAGCTGTTTGATCAGCAGTTGCACTTCGTTGTTGGGCAGCGGTGGTGCGACGAACTTGAAGTTGTGCTCAATCAGTTTGTCTTCCCATCCCGCAGCGGTAACGCGCTTGAGGTAGATGCCGATGTTGAACAGGCCGTTGTTGCGTGTTCCCTCTGGGAATCCCTGCGAGCACAGCGCTTGCAGGCATGGTGGGCCGTCCTTGATCGGTGCATCTTCCACCTTGGGTGGTTCGGGCGGCGTGGGCACTGCGTCTTGCACGTACTGCTCATGCAGCGCGTAGAACTCATCCAGTGATGCGGCGCTGCCATCTGCCTTGAACGCGTAGCGCGTGCCGTTGTCTCCGGCGAAATAGGGCAGGTTCAGGAAGTTGCCGGTGTCGCCCCGGTCAACAAGGATTTCGGATTGCTTGGGAAATATCTCTCTGCCTGCTTCGCCCAGCAGTGCAGCAGCGTTCTTCAGGTACGTCTGCATGTCACGTGCAGGTACCGGTGTCTTGGTGAACAGGAATACGTGTGCGCCGCCTGACTTGCTGCGGCAGACGATCAGTGGGAGTTTAAGTTGCGCCAGCTTCTCGACAAGACCTTTATGATCGATTGGATACTGATCGATATCAATACAACCCCAAATGCAAGAATTGTCTGCACGAATAGGAATGATGCCGAGAGAAGGCTCAACACCATCAAGATGGGCAACCCACAGATCATCAGTGGGAGGCTTACGAACGACAGTAGCCTGTCCGGCCTGCTTGCCGTCTCCGCGTTCGGCTTTGATTCGATAGGTTCCATAGGCGATGTCCAGTCCACTGAAGATGGCTTTGAAGCGTGTGATATCTGTCATGCTCTTCTTTCTAATTATGGGTGGGGTACTCGCTGCGTCCGGCCTGATGCGCCTTCGAGTGCAGCTTCAAAC